TCAATATCTGCAAAAGAATTCGGTAAATTATTACAAGATATTCCTGTAGTTACTGAGATGCCTTACCTAAGTATGACTAAATATATCGACCCTACAATTTCTGGGGATGATATCGCTTCCGCTGTCGATGCTGGAGGATTTATGATTATCAACCCTTATGCCGACGCTGGGTGGTTCCTAGAGCAATATGTCGGCGAACCAATTAACTTTTAATCAGGAGATTATAAATGGATTTAAATGAAAACCTAAAAATGAAGGGTGAATTGTCTATCGTAGTTCGTGGAGAAGACGGACAAGTTAAAAAGACTTTACACGTACCTAACCTAGTTGTTACTGTTGGTAAGAACTATATCGCATCTCGTATCGTTGGCACTGCTTCTACTATTATGTCACACATGGCTATTGGTACAGGTACTGCTACTCCAGCTGCTGGTGACACAACTCTCGGCACTGAAGCTGGTCGTGTTACTCTTGCTTCTGGCACTGCTGCTACAAACACTGTAACTTATACTGCTACATTCCCAGCAGGTACAGGTACTGGCGCTATCACTGAAGCTGGTGTATTCAATGCTAACTCTGCTGGTACTATGCTTTGCCGTACTACTTTCCCAGTTGTTAACAAAGCTGCTGGTGACTCTATCGCTATTACTTGGGTTGTTACAGTAAGCTAATCTTAAAGAAACTGCGCAATGGCAAATTCATCGCTATTAAAATCTGCGTTACATAACTCAATTGCTGAGGGATTGTATAACGAGATTTCCACACGTTCATCACGTTACTATTACTTTCTAGGTAAAACTCTTTCTTGGGATAATGAGGTTGTTCCTCCATTCCCAATTGATAGTTTTGACTATGAACTTCAAACACGTAACGAAATTATTACAATGAAAGAAATTAAGTCTACCGATGTGGCATTTATTGTCAATCGTGTTGATTGGACTTCTGGAACTGTATATGATATGTATGACGACCATTATAGCGATGAGTTAGATGGTATCAATTTAATTTCAGGTGGATATGGTTATGCCGATCCTCCTACAGTTACAATCACTGGTGGCGGTGGTACTGGTGCTGTTGCAGTGGCTTCTATTGTTGAAGGTGTTGTAATTGATATTACTTTAATTCACGCAGGACGTGGATACACATCTAAACCTACAGTAACTTTAACTGGCGGTGGTGGTGAAGGTGCTTTAGCTGAAGCTAATATTGGGGTCGCAACTAATGGATCTCAAAGAATCGAAGACTGTTTAAATTATGTAATGACTGACGAATATAACGTCTATAAGTGCCTTGACAATGGTCTTGGTGCTGCGTCGACATATAAGCCAGTTGGTACTGTTGTTGATCCAGTTATTATGCCTGATGGATACATGTGGAAATACATGTATAGTATTCCAATTGCTTTACGTAATAAATTTTTGACTGACGTTTATATGCCAGTTGTAACTGCTCTTCGTGGTCAGTTCTATTCAAATGGCACGGTATCTACAATTCAAATTGATTCTGCAGGTAAAGATTATACATTTGCCTCTATCACAATTCAAGGTGATGGATATAGAGAATCAGATCCATTGTTTATCACTGGCACTAACCTAACTCTTGGTGGTTCTGGTTATAATGCTGGAGCAACTGTTTCTGTGGCACCTCCATTTAATTCAAACGTATGGACTGATGGTGTTTCTGTATTACTTGGTCAGAAAGTTAATCATAATGGAAACATCTATGAAGTCACTCTCCCAGGTATTCTTGACACTCCAGCACCAGTGCACAAATCTGGTATTGTATCAAATGGTACTGCTGCCCTAAAATTTATTGGAGCAACTGCCAAGGCTGAAGCTAACATTGTTGACGAAGAAGTTGTTGGCATAAATTTAATTGGTGGTATTCGTGAGGTTGATATTTCAAATGGTGGATCTGGATATACTTCAGCTCCTACAGTATCATTCGTTGGCGGTGGTGGTTCTGGCGTAGTTGCGAATGCAGTTATGGCTGGCACATCAGTTTCTCATGTTGTTGTTCAAGACTTCGGTGATGATTATACTACTGCTCCAACTGTTGTATTTGGAACAGAGTGGGAAGATACAGTTAGCGTAACTATTGGCGATCAGATCTTTTATTCTAATAGATTGTATACTGTATCTGCATCTGGAACTACAAGTTCAACTGCACCTACTCATACTTCTGGCTCAGCTTCAAACGGAACTGCAACTTTAGATTATGCTGGTGTTGTAGCTTCTGGTACTGCAGTATTGCGTTTTGGTGCTGGTTATTCTACATTACCTGAAATGACTATCACTCCAGTTTCAGCAGGCTCTGGTGCAGATGGATATTTCTCTGGTGTAAAATCTGAAGCTAAACTAATTCCTGTTTTAAATGATGGACAAATTGTTGGTGTTCAGATCGATGATGCTGGTATTGGTTATACTTACGCAAACTTAAACGTAACTGGTGATGGTACTGGTGCGTTACTATCTGCAGACTTATCTCCAGGTGATATTAATACTCTACAAGCTAATACGGAATTGTTGACACCAGATGGACGTATTATGTCTTGTCGTGTTACTTCTGGTGGATTTGGTTATGCTGCTGCCACTGTTACTATCGAAGGTGATGGTCAAGGTGCAGCTGCTGAAGCGATTATCGAAGGTGGTAAGATCAAGAAGTTGCGTATGACTTCTTATGGTACAGGATATCGTTGGGCACGTGTGACTATTACAGGTAATGGATATGGAGCTAAGGCTCGTGCTATTATCACTGTTTATGGTGGACATGGTAAGGATTCTATCAATGGTCTTTATGCTCGTTCACTAATGTTCTATACAAACGTATCTAAAGATAAGAACCAAGGATTTGATGTAAATAACGACTTCCGTCAAGTTGGTATTATCAAGAACCCACGTAAATATGGAACAACATATGCGTTAGATTCTGCAATCGGCTCAGCGTGTTTCGTTATTACTGGCGCAATTAACTTAGCTCAATTTGAGCAAGACATGATTATTCGTGTTGCTTCAAATAATGCTAGATTTAGAATCGTCAACCTTACATCTACTTCTGCATTAGTCCAATCTTTGGATAATATTCCTCCAACTATTGGTGCAGTAATGGTAAACGATTTCGCAAACACTTTCGGTGTTTCTGGAGTCACTGCTCCAACTGCTGATAAATATTCTGGAGACTTATTGTTTATTGACAATAAGCAAGCGTTCACTCCAACGCAAGACCAAACAGTTACTCTACGAACTGTTATTAAGTTCTAATAAATATAGTAATTAACTTAGAAGATAAGAGCAAAAATGATTGATTTCAATACCGAACCGTATAATGACGACTACGATGAGAACCAAAAGTTCTATCGAATTCTGTTCCGTCCTAGTTTCGCTGTTCAGGCTCGTGAGCTAACTCAGCTCCAAACAATTCTACAAAAACAAATCTCTCGTCACGGAGACCATGTATTTAAGCAAGGTGCAATGGTTATCCCTGGACAGATCTCCATTGATAATAATGCTCAGTACGTTAAACTACAACCATTATACAATGGCGTGGCAGTTGAAACTTTCTTGACCAATCTTTTAGGTAAAACTATTGTAGGTGCAAGTGGGTTAGTTGCTGAGGTTATTAAGGTTCAGAGCCAAGAGAGTTCTGAGCCAACAACAATTTATGTTCGTTACAAAAACTCTGGTACCAATGGTACTACTAAAGTGTTTGCAGATGGCGAAACAATCTCCACTGAAGATAACGGATATTCATTCCAAGCAGAAGTTAGTTCAGCCACTGGTGCTGGATCTATTGTAACTATCGAGCGTGGTGTGTATTATGTTAATGGTCACTTCGTTCTAGTTGATCAACACTCTCTTATCTTAGACAAGTATACAAATTCTCCATCATACCGTGTTGGTTTATCTGTAACAGAATCTGTCGTTACTCCAGAAGATGAAGAAACATTATTGGACAACGCACAGAACAGCTATAACTTTGCTGCTCCAGGTGCGCATCGATTCTTTATCGATCTACAGTTGGCTAAGTTGCCTCTGGATTCTGTTGAAGACAAAGACTTTATCGAATTGCTTCGCACCAATGAAGGCACTAATCAGAAGTTGGTCACTAAGACTGAATATGCTGAATTAGAAAAGACTATGGCTCGTCGTACATATGATGAGTCTGGCGATTATACTGTCCGTGAATTTAACATCGATATCCGTGAACATCGTACAAACGATCGTGGCGCTTGGACTGGTACTACTGCATTCTTATTGGGTGACGTAGTTACCAATGCTGGTAAGAAGTATGTTGCCAAGAATTCTGGAACTTCTGTTTCTACTGCTCCTACTCATACTACTGGCACTGCATATGATGGTCCAGGTTCTACTGGTATCAATTGGGAATATAATGAAACCCCATACTACAATCGTGGTATCTTCAAAGCAGGCGACGAATCAAAATTAGCAGTTGGCTTAGAGCCAGGAAAAGCATATGTTCGTGGTTATGAGGTTGAAAAGATTGCCACTGAATATGTTGCAGTAAATAAGGCACGTGAGTTCGTTCAAGCTGATAATGCATTCGTTTCAGCAACGGTAGGTAACTATATCCATGTTACAAACCTAAACAACTTACCTCCTGTAAATACTTTCGGTACTGTTGATTTATACGATCAAATTACTGGGTCTGCAGGTCGTGGTACTGCGGTTGGAACTAAGATTGGTTCTGCTCGTGTTCGCTTCATTGAGTGGCATAATGGTACTATTGGTTCTACTGATGCAATTTACAAACTATCTCTATTTGATGTTAAGTGGAACAACGGATATAACTTTGATCGCAACATTAAATCGTTATATTTGAATAATGGTTCCACTGCACAAAACTTCAGTTGTGACATCTCTCCAGACTATGTACAATTAGTTGGTTCTGTTTCTACCAATAATCCAGGTACTACATTAACTGGTGTTGGAACTTCATTCCAAACTGATTTAATTGTTGGCGATTATGTAAAGGTAGCAGATACTCTATGTCGTGTTACTGCTATCGCATCTCAGAACTCGTTGACTTTGGCTGGTGGTCCAAGCTCAGTTTCTGGTGTTACATTCTTCTTGGCTAAGATTCAGGTTCATGAGCCGACACTAGATCCATGTATCTTCTCATTACCTTATTACGCTATCAAATCATTGCGTAGTGCTCTTGGTACAAACGATACTACTTATACTGTTTATGAGCGTTTCACTGGAACAGCATCTTCTGCTTCTGGCGGTACTTGCTCACTGACTATATCAACTTCATCAGGCAGCATGTCTTCTGGTGCAGTATCAGGTAACTATATTCTTACAGATAATACAAGCGGTGCGATCGTTCTACCAAGTTCTATTTCTCCATCAGGTTCTTCTGTAACATTTACTATTGCTGGATCGCACGCTAATCACCAGTTCGTTGTTATTGGCGCAGTTAATAAAACTGGTTCTACAAACACTGAGAAGACAAAGACTTTAAATACAACAACAGTTGAATTCACCACTCAAGCAGATGCAACTGCCAATGTGTTATCTCTTGGTAAAGCAGATGCGTGGAGAATCGTTTCTGTTAAAATGAAGTCTGGAACATTCGCATCTCCAGGTTCTACTTACTCTATCGACATTTCAGATCGTTATAACTTTGACAATGGTCAGACTGCTACGTTCTATGGTCTAGGTAAGATGACTTTGAAGGAAACTTATGTGCCACCTTCAGCTCCAGTTCAAATTGTATTCGAATACTTCACTCACTCAACTGGCGACTACTGCTCTGTGAATTCATATCCAGCTGAAGTAGCATACAAAGAAATTCCTCCAGTACTCCGTGATTCCATGGACTTCCGTCCCCGTATCGATGATACTGGTCTGTTGTTCAGTGGTTCTGGTTCTGCAACTTTAATGCCAAAGCGTGGCGCAGACATCCGTACTGACTTCACTTACTACTTGGCTCGTAAGGAAAAGATTGCTCTTGACCTCAATGGCAACTTCTTCAATATTTCTGGAACATCATCTATCAATCCAGGTGAGCCAGAAGATCCAGCAACTGGCATGGTTCTTTACAAGTTAGCTTTGGAGCCATACACATTTAATACTGATGCTACTAGTGTTGAAATTAAAAAGATCGACAATAAGCGTTACACAATGCGTGAT